TGTGATCAGCGTTGACCGGTGCTTAACACTTCAAGGCAAAGATTTATTACTACGGAATATCGGGGGCAAAGATAAAACTTTATTTTATATCCTGCAAGAAAATAGAATTATTATTTTGTCCCGATAGGATTTTTCGTTAGCAAACTATATTGCTGAAGAATAGAGTGTTACCCTTCAAAGGTAGGTAAATAGGTAACGATTTAGAAATGAGCGGAGTGCATTGAGGTACATTGTTTTGAATAGCCAAAGAACGCTCACTTTTACTACTTGCAAAGGTACACATTTGCGAGTGAAAGTGAGCGTTCTTGCGTGATTTTCTTCCTGAGAAGTTTTGTCACAACTGAAATACAACGATGAAAGAGAAAGGGGATTTTCGTTTTTACAACCGATGCGAACGGTTGCGATTGATAAGTTGTTTCCATTTCTGTTCACACCAATCAGTAATGGGAAACCCGTTGATGGTCAAAAGAGGTCGTTTCTTCTCGTCCTTGATGATACGGATTTCGCTGTCCTCTTCTGTAAATTCTCTCTTGTATAATCCCGAATAGGCTTTAGCCGTTCCTCGCTGGGGAGTCTCCGTGCGATACATCTCCGCTATCCTGTCATCAGAGAAGTTCATCTTCCGGAGCATCAGACGGATGTTCAAAAGCTGGTAGAAGCCATTGAAGAAGCGTTTTATCCAATTCCGCTCTTCCTCATAAACCTGCACGGTCTCTTTCAATTCGGCAATGGCTCTGTCTCTTCCCCTAACAGTATCCTGCAAAAGAACGACCTCCTTTCGGATTTCATTCTTCTCCTTCTCTGAAAGATACCGTTGCCGTTCGGCTTCCTGCTCCAAGTCTGCAATACGCTTCTCTGCCTTGTCGAGTTCGGAGTTGCCAAAGATAGAATATAGCGTTCCTTTCATACGGAGCTTGCCTGCCTGCTTCTCCAGCTCTTTTATCTTGGCTGTGAGTTCCGCTTCTTGGGCTTTCTTCTCTTTCGTGAATTTGAGGATTTCCTTGTAATACTCCATAGTGGTACGGTGCTTGGCTTCCGAGCCGTGTACGCCTCGTTCCAATCCGAACCGTTGCACTCGCTTGGCATAGTCCGTCTGATACTGCTCCAGTTTCTTGGGCGTAAGCACATCATCGGCACAAAGTCGTACCTTGTTCTTCTTCGTCTTGTACTTCCGCTTCCCATTCTCGGCTTCCTCTTTGGCTTTCCTTCTTTCGCCCGTGACAATCGGAACGACCGTGGCGTGAATATGGGGTGTTTCCTCGTCTGCATGTAGCGTGGCAGCGACCACATTGTCTGCTCCAAAAGTGGAGCGAAGCCAATCCATCGATTCATCACACCATTCGTACAGGCGTCCTTCCTGCTCTATACGAGCCATATCCTCCGGTGAACTCGACAGGATAAAGCGCAAGGCTTTGACTTGGTTCTTTGCTACCTTTCGGTAGATACCTGCCGTGGCGATACGATGTTCTATCGCTTCGCTACGGTTGGTCACATTTGCAGGGAATTGCACCAATTCCCTGTTCAGGTGTGTGCGAGAAGGATCGACGTTACTCGGGGTATATGTCCGCGCTATATGAGCAGTATTTCCCGAGTCGTTGCTTCTCGCCTTGTCTATATGTAATACGGCGTAGCCCATTGTTTGAAGATTGATTTAAGGGGTATCCAAAGGGGCGGAGTCCCTTGGCTCAGGAGGGCTTTTTTAGCGGTAACGGAGTGCAGCGTGAAGAAAATGCCCTAATGAGCTATGGCATTTCTTGAAATGTCCGCTCCGCCCTTTCCGAAGTTTGCCTTTGAGAGCTGCATTCTCTGAATGCTCAGAGGGCTTTGTTTCTAAGTTTTTCATCAAGGAAACTTGCAGTTTAATGAACTGCCGTAGCTATCGAAACAAAGCAATCTGTCTGCTTTTGTTCTCTTTTAGTCCCTAAGGATGCCCAGTTGATATTTGGTTTTGATTGCACTCTTTTGCCTTATCGTCCAAGTCCTCGTTTACGAGGTGGTATCACCTGCTTTAGCTCTGTTCTTTGGGCAACGTGGTAGTCGTTGAGGTCTTTGTATCGGGCATAGTGTCGGCTCATATCCTCTACTTTGATGCCTGCTGAGCAAAGAGTTTGGAGAGCATCTCGTCCTGCTTGGTCGTTGTCGAGGAATGCCCGAACGGAGTCGATGCCGTTCTCGTGGAGATAGGCAACGGCTCGTGGAAGATTGCTCACGGAGTTCAGAACGATGGAAGGCGAAATGGGTTCTTTTCCTTTCACCGTGAGATAGGAAAGGAAATCCATTAAGCCCTCGAAGATGCAGAGAGAGGCGTTGTTCGCTTCTCCCGCAACTACAGATATATCCTTCGGAGCGATTGTGCCTTTGAATGTCTTGTCGTCTCGGAGTTCATACCCTCCTGTTCGATTGGCAAAGCCGATGGCAGAATACTCTCGTCCTCCTACTTCGTAGCGAATATGACGGAGATAAGGACTTGCCATGGCAAGGTCTATCTTGCGTACCTCTCGGAGATAGCTTTGCAGATGTAGGGGTAACTCTTCGCTGATGAAGAGAATACGCCTTACATTACTTGGTCGCTGTTCAACTCTTATCTGTTCTATGTGAACCTCACGATGAAAGGAAGAGGGAGCGAGGGTTGTCGCTTTCCCTTCGGCAAGATGTGCCATAGCTTCATAGGCACTGCATCCTCGCATCCGCATCACGAGGTCGATGATGCTTCCCCCTTGGCTTGTCCCATAGTCGTGCCACAGGTTTTGCTGAAAGTCCACTTTCAGGCTGGCATTGTGGTCTTCTCGGTAGGGTGCGTGATAGAGGGCATAGCCGTTGTACCCCTTGGCAGGCTCAATACCGCAGGCGTGCAGGTAATCGCCTATCGGTATCGCTTTGATGTATTGCAGGTCGTAATATTCGTTGTTCATTGCTGTTATCGTTGGATTGGGATTATTCATATTCATTATTCGATATTTCATTATTCGCTATGTTTTCTCTTTTTGGAATTTTCCCTTTTTCATCTTACTACCCTTCTACATTTAGATAAGTGATTGACAGTGAAAGAGAAAAGTGTAACACTTCATTCTGTTTTATCCTTCTACATCTCCTGTCTACGCTTTTCCTCATTCCTTCTGACGTAGAAGCGTAGAAAGATGGTAGTAAGCCGTGTCGCAAGATGTACACCTCCTACAATCCCTTCTCTTTCACTGTATTATCCTTAGTTGTAGTAATGTAGTAAGGAGAATAGGAAAGAAAAGAGAAAGGAGTATTACAAAGAGGTTGGTAACAACAGGGTGCTATGGCGGTTGCTCGGGGTAAATCTTACGGACGGCATAGACATATACGGGATTGCCGTTTATCCTGCGACACTCCCTCGTATAGCCTGCCTTTCGCAAGGCTTCGCCCATCCGCTTGGTGGAGAGGGGTTGTCGGGTGTAGCAGGAGAGATACCCCACTATCTCCGAATTGGTCATATAGAAGCGTTTCGTTGCCGTCTCCGCTTCCGTGGGAAAGGTGAAATAGCGGAGCAACAGTTCCATCTCTGTCGTATAGACTTGGAAGGCTTCGCTATTTCTATGCAACTCGGCAATCTCTTCATCATTGAACCAATAGCGAAACCCTTCATTCAATCGCGTCTTGGCTTCGCTGTAAACGGCATCCATTGGAATGCTCTTGGCTCGGTCTATCTCTATTGCCAATACTTCAAAGGGCAGGAAGCGTCTGCTTCCTGTCGGGTCGGTGAGGAAATCGTTGCCATTGACCGAGGCCACGAAACTTGCCAAGTGGGGGCGCTCCTCGATATGCTTCTCGTAAGGCATACGGTACTTCACCTGCGGACAGGTAATGAGGTTCTTCAGTTCATTCTCGTCCCGTTTGTTAAGGGCTTTGAGTTGGTCGTCAATGTTGATGATGAGGTTCTGCCCGATAAGGCTCAGCACGTCCTTCTCCTGTGGGTATATCTTTCCTGTATAGCGGTAGTCGGATAAAGCTGGGGGACAGAGCAGGTCAAGGAATGTGGTCTTGAATTTGCCCTGCTCGCCTGTCAGCACAAGGCAGGTATGGTTACGACACTGCTTATCGTCCATTACATTGGCGACCACTGCCACTAACCACTTGGTGAGGTATTCTTTCCATTTCTCGGGATGGGTTACGCTCACGCAGTCGGCAAGGGCGGTGATGGCTTCCGCATTTCCATTCGTCAGCGGTAAGGCTTGGAAATAGGCTTGCACGGGATTGATGCGTGGGGAGAAATCGCTTTCGATGATGCTGTACAGATTCTCGGGCGAGGTCTGTACATCGGCTTCCTTGTCCAACGCTCGTTTGAGGGTGTTGATACGGTAGCGGTCTATGGCTGTGTAATCGTCCATTCCTCGTGGACGATACTCCGCTCGATGCAACACGGTGTTGTATCGAAACTCGTAACGAGCCGAAAGGAACTCTTCTATTTGCGCGTTCTTGGAGAGGTTGTCCTTCTCTTCTTTTTTCATTGTTCGTACTTCTTCTGTTTGCTTGGTTTTGAACTTTCATCCGAAAACGGATGCTGAAACCAAGTTACAGAGGCGAACACAGAGTCCCAAGGCTGGTGTGTCTGTTGCTTCGAGGTACAGAGAAATGCTCCGAAAATGGATAGGATAAACAGGGAAAATCGGGACAAAAACACTCAAAAGGAGAGAACAGAGAGAAGAATGGCTCTGTAAACGACTTCATCGGATTGCCAACGTCTGCACCCTTTTTCTTCGAGGGATAGGCAAGCGAGAATTATCATTGGTGAGAGAGCATCCAAAAGATGCCGAGTAATCAAAGAAAAGATACCGAGCAATCTCACGGTCGCTCGGTATCTTTTTCCCGTTGTGTCGTGTGGACATTTCACTCCATATCAGAGCCACAAGTACGCACTTAGAGAAAGGTGGGTGAATTAGGCGGTTTGTGCTTGTACATTTGCCTGCAATTTCCTTTTATTTCCCTTGATTTCATCGGGTCTTGGGACAAGGATTTCGCCTGCATACATTTGCACCGAAAAGAGAAAAACGACAATTAAAAACGATATTGATATGAGATTTACCGCCATCGACTCCTCCGCTTGGGAGGAACTGAAAAAGAGCATCGAAGAGCTGGCTCTTTGCATGAGAGAGCATTTCGGCACGAAAACCGAAGTCCCCGACCTGCTGCACAACGGGGACGTGTGCCAAATACTGAACATCAGCAAGCGAACGCTCCAACACTATCGGGACACGTCTGTGCTGCCCTTTATCCAAATTGGGCATAAGTGCTATTACAAACGTGAGGATGTGAAAGCACTCCTTGCCAAGTCCAACCGCAAATAACCACAGCTATGGAGTACGAGACCATCAACAAAGAAACGCCCGAGATGAAACAACTCATCTCAGGCATCAGAGAAGTAAGCAAACGCCTTCGGGAAATTGCCCAAACGCACCGCCCGCTGTTCGGGGGAGAAATCTATCTCACGGGGCGAGAGGTCTGCGAACGGCTTTTCATCAGCCCTCGCACCTTGCAAGACTATCGGGACAAGGGCATTATCCCCTATACCCAAATCGCAGGAAAAATCCTCTATCGCCTCTCCGACATCAACCGATTACTGCAAGAGAATTATCGGAGATAAAGCATTTGTAAGAAGCGTTTTCCTGCCGTTTGGCAATCATACAGAAAGAACCTGCTGAATAGTCGTCCAAAAGATACCGAGCAATCTCGCAATCGCTCGGTATCTTTTTACTGATTACTCGGTATCTTTTCGCAATAAATCAAGTACATTTGCGTTATTGATTCAAGCAATCCCTTTAATAAACGAACAAACCTAAGAAATGGTATTACAAACGAAACGATTGATATTAAGACCGTGGCAGGAAAGCGATACGGAAGCACTTTATAAGTATGCCAGCAACCCAAATGTAGGTCCCATAGCTGGTTGGGCGACGCACATAAGCGTTGAGAACAGTCGCGAAATTATCAGGATAGTGCTTTCTGCCCCTGAAACGTACGCTGTCGTACTGAAAGAGACGGGTGAGGCGGTCGGCAGCGTCGGACTAATGACTGCAAGGAGCAAAATTCACTCTGCAAGTATGGCAGACTATGAGTGTGAGATAGGCTATTGGATTGGCGAACCCTATTGGGGACAAGGCTTGATACCCGAAGCCGTCGACGAATTGCTACGGTATGCTTTTGAAAATTTGCAAATGAGTGCCGTTTGGTGCGGATATTTTGATGGTAACGAGAAGTCGAAGCGAGTGCAGGAGAAATGCGGATTCACTTACAGCCATACGGAATACAATAAGCCTGTCCCATTGCTGAACGAGGTTCGCACAGAGCATTTTACCAAACTTACCTTAGAAGACTGGAAAAACAGAAAGGAAACAAGTATGTAAAACATACAGGCAATGGTCTTGACCAACTCAAAAAATGGGGCGGGTATCGGTTACACTAACGCAGAGAATTATGTGGAAGCACAAGCCGTCTGTGATAAGAACATTGTTACGGCAAATGGTGTAGGGCATTTGGAATTCACTCGTGAGATGCTTCTATTGCTGAAAGCCAACAATCCCGAGCAGATAGAGGCTTGGTACGATTTCTATAAAAATGGTTTCGTGAGATAAAGTTATTTTTCTGAGATACTAAACTTTATGTTCGTAACGTCAAACATAAGAGCCACGTTTCCATGCAATTTACAGAGCGTTTGGCAAGTTGTAACATCGCTAACAGACTATTCGTGGAGAAGTGATGTTGAAAAGATAGAGATCATATCAGACACGCAATTTGTAGAAATAACGAAGAGTGGATATAAGACAACTTTCACGATAACAAGACAAGAACCTTGTTGTCGATGGGAATTTGATTTGGAGAATGACAATATGAGAGGGCATTGGGTTGGTGTTTTCAGTGGAAATGAAAAGACAGCCTCGATTGATTTCACGGAGTACATAGAACCTAAGAAATGGTTTCCCAAACCGCTTGTAAAGATATGTTTGAAGTACATGCAAGTCAGATATGTCAGGGATTTAAGGCAGACTTTGAAAAGAATATGACCATAGATTTTATCTGAAAATAAAAAAGCTATGCCACAAATAACCAAAGGAGGAAAGTTTATCTTCGGAATCTCTCATATTCGGGAAGATTTGACAATTCAGATACCAAAACAAGCTATCCATGAATATGCTCTTGCTGATATTGAAAACATCATTCTGATTACAGGAAGTAAAGCGACGGGAGGCTTCTGTATAACGACCTATCCACTTCTTTCTTCTTCAAAACTGTGTCATATATTGACAAATTGTCCTCAACTAAGGGAACAGACGCTACCAATGGGCAAACTGATAACCTATAAAGGAAGGGGTTATACTTGGGTGCCAATAGGAGAAGGAGGAATGATCAGCCTAACCCCTGAATTGATGAAGGCATTAAGATTGCAAGTCCATTCTGAATTATTGGCTATCAGAAGTAGCAATATCGCTTTCACAATGGGAGCAAAAGGGCCGTTGTGGGAAAAAGCGCAGGCTTTCAATGGTGAAATTACACGATATTAGTCGTAGAAAGGACTTGCTCCATAAAACGAAGCAAGTCCTTTCTGTTTAGTCTTAACCTCTCCTTTTTTGTGTGAGTTTCTCCATATCCTTTGAAATCTTGCTGTCCGTGATTTGAGCGTAGATTTGCGTGCTGGCAATAGAGGAATGCCCCATCATTTTGGCAATGCTCTCCATCGGAATACCTGCCTCTAAAGTCAGTGTGCCGAAGCTATGGCGGGCCATGTGCCAAGTTAGCGGAGTGCGAATACCACAAGCCAAACCAATCGTTTTGAGGTAAGTGGATAATTTGCCTTTACTTATCGTATCGGGAAATACCTTGTAATCCCCCTTGCTCTTCTCTTTCGTGTAAAGGGCGAGTATCTGCTCCGCTATCGGATGCAGGGGTATCAAACTCTCTACCTCCGTTTTCTGTCTTGCCTTGCGGATATATCGCTTCCCCTCGTTGTTCGTTTCGATTTGCGAAACTCTCAAACTCTGTAAGTCGGCAAATGCCAAACTCGTAAAGACAGAGAAAAGAAACATTCTTCGGCTTAGTTCTGCCCCTTCGTCCTGCAACGGGAAAGCCAAGAGCTTTGCCACATCGCCCTTGCTCAGGAAACGAGGTTTGCGCTCCACCGCTTCATACTTTACCTCCTCAAACGGATTGAAGCGTATTGTTCCCTGACTGACGGCTCGATACATCAGCCGACTCAACCAGCAGAGATGTCTGTTTATCGTTGCAGGAGCATAGCCCTCCTTTTTCAAATGGAAGCGATAATCATCAAAGAAGTCTATCGTAAGAGTCGTTAGGGAAATATCATCCTCTCCACGACTTCGCACAAAGGAGTTAAGTTGTCTGTCGGAACTTCGATTATTGCTATACGTCCCCTCTCTCTTGCTTTCCCGTTGGACTCTGAGTTCTTCTGCACTAAGGGCAAGAAGAGTTGTCGGAGTTCTCCCGATGCCTTGCAGGTGGTTCTTCAGAAGCTCGGCACTCACTACTCCATATTTGTAGAGCAATGTATTGTACCCCTGTTCGATTTCTTCCCGAAAGGTTTGCAGGCGTTGGTTGGTCTTCTTGTCCGTTGTTTCCCCTCGCCTCACACACCAATCGTGGGGAGTAGTGCTTTCGCCTGTGGTTATCACTACGTTCGCTCCGTCAATGGTGATACGACAAAGGATTGCCGTTGTGCCATCTGCTTTGACTTTATTCTTGTTGATATAGAATAGGATTTTGAATGTACTGCGCATAAGTCCTACAAGGTTAAGGTCAGGTTTTCAGTGAAAGAAAGAAATCGCTCGAACTCATCAAAGAGTTTCTTCGGAGTAACGTGGGCATATCGCTCGGTCGTTTGGATATTGCTATGCCCCAACATTCGGCTTACCGTTTCGATGGGAACACCTCGTTCCAAAGTAATCAAGGTCGCAAAAGTGTGGCGACCGACGTGCGCCGAAAGCGGAATGGAGATACCTGCCCGAAGTTGCAGGGCTTTGAGTTGAACGAGGTAAGCCGAATAGGCTATGGAAGCAAAAAGAGTGTTGCGTTCACCCGATTGATACCGCTCGATCAAACGCACCGCTTCGGATAGGAGCTTCACACGGCAAAGGGTATTGGTCTTCTGTCTGCGGAACTTCAACCACAAAGCTCCCTCATCATCCGTAAAGAGGTGTTCCCGATTAAGGGCAACCATATCGCAATAGGCAACACCCGTATAACAGGAGAAGAGAAAGAGATTGCGAGCGGTCTCCAACTCCACCTCATACGGCTCAAAGGTCAATCCCAGCAACTTATCCAACGAAGTCCTATCCAAAGCACGAGGTTGTTTGTTCTCTCCTCGCTCTATCTCCACGTGCGCAAATAGTTGTCGCTCTGTCAAGCCTTCACGATACGCCAAACGGCAGACTTTCTTTACCATCAATGTCATCTTACGATAATAGGCTTGCGAATGTCCTAATACTCCAATAGAGTAGCGTTGAAGACTTTCCAAGAAATCTTCTTCTATCTGTCCGAAAGGAATGTCTGCCGTGTGGTACTTCTCACCAATAAAGACTTGCAGATGCTTACGGATAGTATAGTAACCTCTCATAGTCGTAGCCTTTATTTCGATGCCCACCTTTTGCTCCAACTCTTCGACCATTCGATCGTATCGCTCCAAGAAGGTTGTCTGGCTCTGCATACTGCCTTGAAACTGCTCCTTGATGTCTGTTGCCGTAAAGACCGCTCCTCGCTCGCAAAGGAGTCGATAAGCCGACTGTACCGAGAGAAGCAAGCGTTCCAACTTGCCATTCGTTACCACCGCTTCACGGCTCTTGCCGTTTAGTCTGCTCTCACGAGCATTCCACAACTTGGGGTCGCACGAGAGTTTACAACTGAATTGGGCGATGGTTCGCCCGTAGGTTATACGCCCCATTATCGGAGCTTGCCCCGACTTGTCCAATCCGCTCTTTTTGAGGTAGAGCAACACCTTGAATTTGTCTGTTTGCATACGCTTCTTTTTTATGGGCAAAGTTACCCGTTACCGAAGCGTCTTCAGCTACGCAAAACATTGTGGTACAAAGAATAAGCACCGCAACGACAGAAAGGTGAGTTACCGAACACTCTTCTGTCGGTTACCTTCTCCTGCCTCCTCGTTACCATTCGGAGAATGAACTAACGATTTGGTAACGGAACTTCTGCACAAATCCACATCTTCTGCACTTTATCCCTCTGTGCAAACCACCGAGATATAACGCAAATCCCTCTCATTTCCATTTACTTACCTTCAATCCTCACCCTAATACCCTTTCCCCTAATAGTTCCAATAGAATTATTATTTTGTCCCAATAGAATTATTATTTTGTCCCAATAGAATTATTATTTTGTCCCAATAGAATTATTATTTTGTCCCAATAGAATTATGTTTTCCCTTGTGTTTATCGGCTTTT